TGGAAAACATTTATTCCAAATGTAAAATGGAATGGAGCTTGGACTCAAAATTTAAAAATCTATAAACACACTAACGGAGCTTGGAAGAGGAGTTATTAAACTATGGCAAACATTAAAATATCAGACTTAACAGCAGCATCGGCAGCAGCAGGTGCTAATGAGTTTGAAATAAACGAAGCAGGTACCAGTAAAAAAGTTACTGGAACTCAAATAGCAGCTTATGTAGAAGGTACTTTAGGTCTTGGATCTTTAGCGACTTTATCTGCAGTAGGCACATCACAAATTACAGATGGATCAGTTACTAATGCTAAGTTAGGTGCAGATGCAGTAGACGGAACAAAAATTGCAGATGATGCTATAGACTCAGAACATTATGCAGCAGGTTCTATTGATGCAGAACATATTGCAGACTCTGCAGTTACTGCTCCTAAAGTAGCAGGAGCTAATGGTTCTTCTGGACAAGTACTACAATCTGATGGTGATGGTAGTATGTCATGGTTAACATTAGCAGCAGGTGGTGGTGGTTTTACTAACATGCAAGCATTTACTTCTCCAGGTACATGGACTAATCCAGGCACAGTAGAAAAAGTTAAAGTTACTGTTGTAGGTGGTGGAGGTAATGGATATAATGATCCTAATGGACCTAATGGTCCAGGTGGTGGTGGTGGTGGTGCAGCCATTGAAATAATTCCTTTTCCTTCTGGCACTAATGTTTCTGTTACTGTAGGAGGAGCAGCAGGTACATCTTCCTTTGGAGCATACTGTTCAGCAACTGGAGGAGCTAATGGACCAAATAGTGTTACTACACGAGCTCTTGGTGGTTCAGGATCAGGAGGAACAATTAATTTTACTGGAAGTAGTGGACAAATTGGTGTTGGCATTGATCCTGGTTCAACGAATTTTGGAGGTGACGGAGGAAGTTCAATACTTGGACAAGGAGCTCATGGATCTGTGGCTAATGCTCCTGGTCAAGGAGAGACACATATAGCAGGTGGGTATGGAGCAGGTGGAGGAGGATCAGCTTATGATCCTGGAAATCCGTATGTACCTAGTATATATAATGCTTCTTCTCCAGGTACACCAGGTATTGTTATTGTTGAATATTAATAGGAGTTATATAAATGGCTAAAAAAGCGTTAGTAAGTACAATAGAGCCAAGAGGCGAAAATAGCTCTGGCTATCGAGTATTAGAAGTTATAGATGCTGCTAATACTTTTGAAGTTCATTCAGGTCTTCAATGGCATGATTGTCCAGAAGATTTAGAAGCATTTAAGTATTGGTATAATCCTGTTACTGATACATTTAAAAAATTACCTGACTATGTAAAACAATCTACAGCAGGTGAATTAGCAGTTAATGATGAAGGTATTCCGACAGAAGCCTATGAATGGGATTGGGATAATGAAGTGTGGACTAAAGTACAAATTATAAATCAATAGTATTTAATTAGAAAGGATAATCGTGACCAACGATTTTGATAAAAATGGATATGTCCATTTAAAAGGTTTTTTAGATTTAAATAATTGTAAAGAGTTAACTCTTGAGTTAAATAAATATATAGAGCGAGGTGAAACAAAAAAAGATCCTCAGTGTCCTATATCAGAAGCTGTACATGGTACAGTTACCTTTGATAAGTTACTAGAAGATTTGTTACCACATTTTGAAAAAGCTTGTGGTAAAAGATTATATCCTACTTATTCTTATGCTAGACTTTATAAACCAGGAGAAGAGTTAAAGAAACATAAAGATAGACCTGCTTGTGAAATATCAGCAACAGTCACGCTAGGTTTTGAAGGAGATGTGTGGTCAATCTACATGGCAGGTAATAAAGTAGATATGCAAGTTGGTGATGCTGTTCTATATCGTGGTATGGAAGTAGAACACTGGCGAGAAAAGTATACTGAGGGTCAATGGCAAGCACAAGTATTTTTACATTATGTAGATGCAGATGGTCCTCATGCAGATCAAAAGTATGATGGTCGTGAATATTTAGGTGTAAAAAAAGGTGAAAAAAGATTATTAACTGATTGTGCTGTATTTGAAAATCATTTAACAAAATCATTTTGTAATAATTTAATTAATACATATTCACAAGATAATATTAAAAAAGATCCTCCTATTATTGGTGGTAATAATGGTACAAAAGGAAAAATTAATAAAGAAATTCGAGATACAGAACGAGTACTCCTTCCACAAAATACAGGTATAGGAGCAACACTAACAGCTACTGGTTTAAATGCAAACCATTATTGGTGGCAATATAACATTACTCATTCTAATCAAACTGAACTATTAATTTATAAACCTGATGGACATTACAATGCTCATGTAGATACATTCCATACTCATAGTGATGAAACTAGAAAGCTAACTGTATTAGCTTTTCTTAATGATGATTATGAAGGTGGAAAGTTTTTTTTAAATGCTAATGGTACTATATACTATCCTCCACAAAATAAAGGAACTGTGTTAGTATTTCCTAGCTATATGGTTCATGGTGTTGAACCTGTTACAAAAGGAATTAGATATAGTTGTGTAACTTGGTTAGTTGGTCCTTATTTTAAATGATACAAATATATAAAACTTCTATAAGTTTAAAAGAAGTTTCAGAAGAAATAAAAAAGAATATTGTAAATGATTACCATACTAGTGAAGTACAAAAAGGAAGAAGTAATAAACAATATAATTTTAAACTAGATAAAAAGTATAATGATTTAATATTATCTTTATCTACATTATTTATTAATGAAGTAAATAAACAATATTCTAAAGATATAAACTTGCAAACTAAATTAAATGTTTGGGCTTATGTAAGTAATAAAGATTATTATGATAGTGTAATACATAATCATATTAATACTGCAACTATTAATGGAGTTTACTATTTAAATGTTCCTAATGCTAAAGGTGGTGAACTAGAGTTTTATGATGAACATGAAAATAAACTTACTAGTGTTAAACCTAAAACAAATGACTTATTAATATTTGATGGCAAACTTAATCATAAACCTTTGCCTTGTGATAGTACTGAATATCGCATAGCTTTAAATATAGAAATAAAATTATGACAACTCCTAAAGAAGTAGAACAAGAATTACGATCTCATGAAGAATTGTGTGCTGAACGTTATGCAACCTTGCATTATCGTCTTGATCGTCTTGAAGCTATGCTTAACAAACTTATTTGGGGATGCATGACTGGCTTTGGTGCAATTGTTATTGCAGTAATTATTGGTAAAATAAATGTTATCTAGAATATGTCAACTATTAAGGAGAAAATTTTATGATGTGGATTCTTTATATACTCATGGTTATATTGATTATAGAGGGTTACAGCCTTATCCAAGACCAAGTACACAGAAAAGTAAAGACATCATTAGTAAGACTAAGTAATTTATGGAAGTGGCTTAAATGATTAATGCAATCATACCATTAGTTTCTACTGTTTTAGATAGACTTATACCAGACAATAATGCTAAAGAAAAAGTTAAACAAGAAATTGAAAAGACTCTTATCGCTAATGCAACTCAGATTAGCCTTGCTCAAGCTGAAACGAATAAAATTGAAGCTGCTCATCGCAGCGTTTGGGTTGCTGGCTGGCGCCCTTGCCTTGGGTGGATCTCTGCTCTTAGTTTTCTTTTCATGTTTATACTCCAACCATTGGCTCAGTGGGTGTCAGCATTACTTGGCTTGGTTGTAGTATTACCTGAATTTCAAACAGATGTATTAATGGAGTTAACCTTTGCTATGCTAGGGTTAGCAGGTTTAAGAACTTATGAGAAACAGAAAGGCTTAACAAAGTAATGGCTAAAGATCCAAAACTAGAAAGAGCTGGAGTATCAGGTTATAACAAACCAAAACGTACTCCTAGTCATCCTAAAAAATCTCATGTGGTTGTAGCTAAAGTAGGAGATAAGACTAAATTAATACGCTTTGGTCAACAAGGTGTAAAGGGAGCTGGTAAGAATCCTACATCTGCTAAAGATAAAGCACGTAAGAGATCTTACTATGCTAGACATAATGCTCAGGACTCTAGCCCAGATAAGATGAGTGCTAGATACTGGAGTCATAAAGTTAAATGGTAGCTACTAAAAAGAAAAGTACAGTTAATAAAGCAGGTAACTATACTAAACCTACAATGCGTAAAGCATTATTTAATAAGATTAAAGCAGGAGATAAAGGTGGTAAACCTGGGCAATGGTCAGCACGTAAAGCTCAATTGTTGGCTAAACAATATAAAGAAAAAGGTGGAGGCTATAAGTAATGGCTTTAGCTAAATCACAAAAGAGTTTAAAAGCCTGGACTAAACAGAAATGGAGAACTTCTGATGGTACTAAGAGTGAAGGAAAGAAACGATACCTACCTGATGCTGCTTGGAAAGCATTAACACCTGCTGAAAAGAAAGCGACTAACGCAGCTAAAGCTGCAGGTAATCGTAAAGGTAAACAGTTTGTATCACAACCAGATAGCATTAAAAAGAAAACAGTTAAATACAGAAAGAAATAAATGACTCAGATTGACCAAATCAGAGAAGCAGCAGAACAAGATCTGTTGACTTTTATACGACTAGTTGCACCTCACTTAATGCTCGGTGCTGTACATGAAGAACTTATTTCATGGTGGCAACGACAAAGTGCTAAAGAGAATCAATTAGTTTTATTACCTCGTGGTCATATGAAGTCAAAACTTATAGCATATAGAACTGCATGGTGGTTAACTAAACATCCTGAAACTACTATACTATATGTGTCAGCTACTGCTGACTTAGCAGAAAAACAATTGTATGCTATTAAAAATATTATAGATAGTCCAATATATCGTAGATATTGGAAAGACATGATTAATGAAGAGGAAGGTAAACGAGAGAAGTGGGCTGTAGCAGAAATAGCAGTTGATCATCCTAAACGTAAACTAGAAGGAGTCAGAGATGCTAGTGTTAAAGCTGTCGGACTTACTAGTAATACTACTGGTTTCCATGCCGATGTTGTTGTTCTTGATGACATTGTTGTACCTGGAAATGCTTACAATGAAGAAGGAAGATCTAAAGTTGCAGCAGCATATTCGCAACTGGCATCGATTGAAAACCCTGGTGCTCTTGAGTGGGTTGTTGGGACTAGGTATCATCCTAGAGATATTTATGATACTATGGTAAACATGAAAGAGCAAATCTTTAATGAGGAAGGAGATTTAGAAACTGAAGAATCTGTTTACGAATTGTTTCAAAGAGTAGTAGAAACAGATGGTGAGTTTCTTTGGGCTAAACAAAAAAGATCTGATGGTAAAGCTTTTGGATTTGATGCTAAAGAATTAGCACGTATTAAAGCTAAATATGTAGATATAACACAATTCTATGCTCAATATTATAATGATCCTAATAATACTGAAGCAGCTAATATAGGTTCAGATAACTTTCAATACTATGATAGAGCTGTATTACAAAATAGAGAAGGTGACTGGTATATTAGAGATCGTAAGTTAAATATATATGCAGCAATTGACTTTGCTTTTTCATTACGTAAACAAGCAGATAGTACTGCATTAGTTATTGTAGGTGTAGATCATCAAAGTAACTACTATGTATTAGATATTGATAGATTTAAAACAGATCGTATTATAGATTATTATGATCATATTCTTAAAGCTTGGGAAAAATGGGGCTTTAGAAAATTAAGAGCTGAAACTACAGTAGCTCAACAAACCATTGTAAAAGAATTAAAAGATAGTTATCTTAAACCAAATGGTATACCATTAGTAATAGATGAGTATAGACCTACAAGATACCAAGGAGATAAACGTCAACGCATTAATGCAACGTTAGAACCTAAATATCATAATCAACAAATATGGCATTATAAAGGTGGTAATTGTCAAGTATTAGAAGAAGAACTTTCACAGGTACATCCACCTCATGATGACGTTAAAGATGCACTAGCAAACGCTATAGCTATCTCTATAGTACCTAGACAAAAAAGTAATGGAGTTAGTATGATGTCTTCTAATGTTATAACACACTCTCGTTTTGGGGGAGTATCTTACTAAGGAATATATATGGCAGGTAAAGTAGCACAATTCGAAAAAGCAATTAATCCAGATACAATGGCAAGAAATCTTGCTCACTTGTATAATCAATGGTGGATTCAAAGACAACATAAAGAATCAGAGTGGAGAGAGCTACGTAACTATTTATTTGCAACAGATACCAGCACTACTACTAATTCTTCTCTTCCATGGAAAAATAAAACAACATTACCTAAGTTAACACAGATTAGAGATAATCTTCATGCTAACTATATGGATGCTTTATTTCCAAATGATAATTGGATGAAGTGGGAAGGAGCTACTTTAGAAGATACGTATGTAAATAAACGTAAAGCTATTGAAGCTTATCTTAA